AGCTCTAGATTCAACAGGTATCACTCAGGCTATGAGAACCAAGCTAGAAATAGACCTAGCTAATGAGATCTTAGATTTTCAAGACGATGATATGAGACAAGAGTTTATCGAGCTTATAGAGACTGAGAGAGAGCTTAAAAGCAATGAGCAAAATATAGAGGATCAAATTTAAGAGGGGGTTTAAACTCCCTTTTTTACTTATATTTTTGCTATGAATAATCGAAAGACAAACGAAGAAATATCAGGACTTTTAAAAGGCTTTGACATCAAGTACGGAAAAGCCCTAGCTCCTTTTATTGAGTGGCTATTATTAGAGCTTAGAAGGATTGGAAACAGGACTATCAAGCAAATAATAGATACAGGTTGGAGATTATTCGATGTTCAGGCTAAAATAAAGTCTGCAATGGTGGATACTGCCTTAGAGGGAGCTACTATCAAAATCAAGCAGATGGACAAAGATGCTATCATAGACAAGCGTATTCTAGGATCAGATATTAAGAATATCCCTTGGGTAGATGATGGAAGGGACTTGAACTCAAGAGCACAGGTCGCAGATACAGCTACTAGAAAGTATATCCTAGAGAGAGTAAATGCAGATATAGGCTACGCTAGAAACTTCGATCAAAACCTAAAAAAGATAAATGCTTCTGTTAGATCCTCAGGCGTTGTAGATGAGTCTATGCTTAGAAAAAGAGTTAGAAAGATGACTAGCGATATTAGAAAGCTAGGATTCACCAAGAGCTATGAACTAGAGCTAAAGAAGTTAGAAGCTGAAATTAGCACCCTAGCAGAAGAAAACTATCCTACATCTCAGACTAAGAAGGCATATGAGAGCTTTATAAGAGCAGTTAGAGGTCAAAATATAGAAGCCTTTGAGAAGTCCGTAGATAATATGATTAAGACCAAGGCTAGGTATATTTCTAGGCGTATAGCTAGGACTGAGACAGCTAGGGCACAGCTAGACAGCTTTCTTCTGCTCAGTAAAGATGATAATGATGTAATAGCTTATAAATGGAATCTAGATGCTAGTCACAAGATAACTGATGTCTGCGATATACACGCTAAGGGGGACTTTGGTTTAGGGGTTGGAATTTTCCCTAAAAATAAGCTACCTCCTATTCCTGCACACCCTAACTGCGTTTGTTATTTGACAGAGGTAATAGTAGATGATGAGAAGCCTATAAAAGTATCAGATTTTGATTATACTAAAGGTGGAAATGCTTTTTTAAATAAGTACCCTGCAAAGACTCAGAATGTACTTCTAGGCAGTCAGGAGAGAGGTAAGGCATTTAGAAAAGGCAAAGAGTGGGATAAGGCAATAGTAGGAGATCCAAAGCCACAGAGTATAGAATCAAGGTTCGCAAATGCAGTAAAATTAAAATATCTTTAAATAACTCTCTTTTTTTGTTGATACCTTAGAAAATATTTTATATATTCTAGGAAGAACGAAACGAAAGGATACAAAATGCTAAACTCAAAATATGACGATATTGACAATAAATTCAGTGCTTTTTTTTATCAGAAAGAAGAGCACAACTCCTTAATGTTTGATAATCTTATAGATGCAGATATGCTTTTTAAGGAAAACCTTGCTTGCACTATTTCAGATGACAAAGAGACAATTTGCCTAAGTGTTTTAACTGAGGATGAGGATCTTCCTGTATTTACTGCAACTGCCTGTTTGTATGATGGTGAGGTAGATTATCAGGAAACAGCAGGGGACGAATCTTTATTATCTTGGGATTCTGATAAAAAAGAATATCACTTTTATATTAGATTGAATGAGCTAGTTTTAAAGCATTGTAAAGATTGTGGAGGTCACTCAGATGATTAAGCTAATACTTCTCTTGGGTCTGCTAATGCAGGCTCAAGCCTATACTTATCTCACCTTGGTAGAATGTAACATTGAAATAGGTGGATACAGAGGGCTTTATAAGTCGATGAATGGAAACTATTATATATTCAAATTTTCTAACTATTGTCCATATAGCTATACAATAGATTAGAATTTATGAACGAGTAGCAGAATATGTGCAGTCTGCTTGGTGTGGAGGATTAATCGTATCATTCGTCACGTAGGTTCAAATCCTGCCTCGTTCAATAACGGCTCTCTAAAAGTCGCAAGAATAACCACTATAATAGTTAGATTATTCCATTTAGATGACTGCTAGGAAAGACTAGCATTTATGCAAGGTGGCGAAATTGGTAACGCATTAAGATAAGGGTGCCTAAGACCTCATAAGTCTTAAAACTGAGACGGCGTAAATCCGTGCTTAAATTTTCGGGTTCAAATCCTGACCTTGCAATATAGTAGAGTGTTGCTGAGATGGTTAAAAGCAGTCAATAAAAAATTGATGTGATGTGGGTTCGAATCCCACCTCTACTTATAAAAAACATATTAGCCTGATAATACCAACCACAGGTTAATCTAAGCCACTCCTTAAAATAGGGGTGGTTTTTTTGTTTTAGAAAAAATATTATATTTTATATATAACTTAAAATCCTTGGAGGTCGCTCAGTGAGTGAAGAAAAGAATCAAGAACAGCAGAATCAGGGTAGTAACTCAGATTTAGATGCTATTAAAAAAAATAGAGATGATATTCTAGCTGAAAAGCAGGAGCTTAAAAGCAAGTATGATTCACTATTAGGAAAAAGTACAAAGCTAGAAGAAACTATTAGCGCACTTGGAAAACTTGTAGGAGTTCAAGAGGGCGAAGATATTACTTCTAAGGCTCAAGAGCTTATTAAGGCGAAAGAGCAAGAAGCCTTTGAAAAAATGAGTGATATAGAGAAGCTTAACCATAGATTGAAAGGTCTAGAGGAAGAGCTAACAGCTAATAAGCTTGAAAAAGAAAAGGCACAGAAAGAAGCTTTGGGTTTAAAAATTGATTCTACCCTAAAAAATTCATTGAAACAAAATGGAGTATCAGACGAAGTTTTAGAGGACGCTTTGACGATCTTTAAAGCTAAGACTCAAATCGATGGACTTGAAAACGATCACTTGCTCATTGGCGACCAAAAAGCACCTATTAATCAATTAATGGAGAGCTTTTTAGGAGAGAGAAAGCATTTAATCAAAAATCCATCTAAAAATGGTTCGAGTTTTAAGGGTGGTGCTCCTGAGGAAAAAACTGCTACTAAGCAAGTTTGGGACAAGGCTAGAAAAACCAAAAATTATGTAGGTGTTGTCTCTCAGATGTTAAATCAAACAACAGGAGAATAAAAAATGGCTATTTCAGGATATGCTACAACAGAAAACAATCCTAACTACTTAGGAGTCCTTTTTGAAATTGGACAAAACGCCACTCCATTTTTAAATGCAGTTGGCGGAATCAACGGAGCTAGAGCAGTATCTTCTGTAAACTTTGCTCTCAATACTAACTATCAACTAGCGACAGCTTCACAGCCTGCTATTTCAGAAGATGCGGCAGTAAGTGGTGTAACTCCTACTACTTTTGATCAGAATCAGGATGAAAACTCAGTTCAGATCTTTGATCGAATTGCTCAGGTTTCATATGCTAACAGCTCAGACATCTCTACTCTTGCAGGTGTTCCTGCTTGGCAGGGTGAGAACCAAGTGACTGACAAAATGGGTGCTCAGGTGACTAGAAACTTGCGTCAAATGGCGGTGGATCTAGAATATACTATGTTCAATGGTGTTTATACTAAATGGACAGCTTCAGGCACTGCGGCAGGTACTAGAGGTATCTCAACTGCTATGACTACAAATGTTGTAGATGGTACAGCAGGTTTAGACAAGGCTATGTTTAACACCTTGACTAGAACTATGGCAGACAATGGTGCAGAGCTTGACAATGGAATGACTGCTATTATGGTCAATTCTAAATACAAGCAAGCCCTTTCAGAGCTATTTGTACTTCAAGAGCGTTCTTTTGATATGGGCGGTGTAACTGCCGATTCAATCGCTACGGATTTTGGTATTCTACCTGTAATCTATGCTCCTAAAGTAGCTCAGTCTGAGATTTTGATCGTTGATGTATCAAAATGTTCTCTTGCAGTTCTACCTACTGCTGATGGTCAAGCTCTTAAGGTTGAGCCACTTGCTAAAAATGGTGCTTCTGATCGTACTCAACTATACTTGCAAGCAGGTATGGATTATGGTCACGAAATTTTCCACGGCAAGATCAATAACCTAGCTTAATCTAAACGAGGGGGCATTTAAGCTCCCTCTACTTTTTAAAAGGCAAATTATGATTATTAAAAGAAAAGCAAATCAAACAGATAAAACAATTATTCTCAATCCTGAGACTAGGCAAGTTTTATTTCAGTTTGAGAATGGTGAGTTTAAAACAGATGACAATAGCATTATCACTATTTGGAATAAATATTATAATAATGATGTACCTTCTGAGCCTGAAATCAACAGAGGGCAAGAAGAAGAGATAGAGAAGCCTAAGAGAAGGGGCAGACCTAAAAAGAAAGCTGAATAGTGTTAGAGGTCAAGATAGTATCAAACAGCCTAGAGAGTGCTTTAAAAAAGCTCCCTGAACAGCTAGAGAGAGAGCTTTCTTTAGCTTCTAGAAGGTCAGCTATAAGCATTGAAAAAGGTGCTAAGATGAAACACAGATTTACAACTAGGACAGGTCGCTTAGTGAAATCTGTTAAAGGCTATGGTGGTGCAGAGGTTAGACAGACGGGCGGATTCTTAGGATTCTTTAAAAAGAACTCATTGAGTACAGAGGTCAGAATAGTTTTGCACGATGAAGGACACCCATTAGGCACAGAATATGGCAAATATGTGCATAATGGTCAAAGATCTTGGAAGCCTGATAGATTCATTGAAGAGGCTATTGAGAGAAACAAACAGAGAGTTCAAGAAGCTTGGCAAAGAGCAATAGAGAAGGTTGCAAGAGGTTTTTAAATGGCATATTTAAGCACAGATGATATTACTGATAAGGTGGCAATTCCTTTTATAGCTGATCCTAATACAGATATTCAAGTCTATTTAGATAAGGGTGACGCTTATATTGAGTCTATTGCTCAGTCTAGAGGGGTTTTAGATTTTACTAAAATTCAGATGCCTTTAGTAATCGAGCTTAAAGAGTATGGTCTAGCAAAGCTTTATTGTGAGCTATTTGCCGATGTTATGAATGTGAATAATAATGAAGCATTTGAGCAGGACAAATATCAAAACAAAATGGAATACTATAAAAGCAAGGCTAACGATTACTTTAAGCAGATTACTTATGAGATGATAGTTGGAGAGGTTAAAGATTTAACAGACCGACACGCCAACTCTTTTGATCTTTGGAGAGCTTAGAAATGCCACCAATTAAAACAAAAGTGAGAAAAGCTATTGAAGATTCTATTTTAGCAATGAGAGTCTCAGGTGGTTTTAACTATGATTGGACATCAAATAATAGAGATTTAGCCTTATCCACCTTCCCTAATTTTTATGTGAGAATGCCAATTGAAACAAACTTGGATTTTGACACACAAGAAACAAATTTTCAATCCTACGATAATGCAGTTGAGGTTGAAATATTGGTTATTACAAAAAATGACTCAAGTGCTTACGATCCTCAAAGAATTGGAGAAGATGAGCTAGACCTAGCAGAAGATGATCTTAAAAAGCTATTTGGTGATTCAGGGCAAGTAGGTTCACCATTAGCAGATGCAGGTGGAGATCAATTTTACTATATGGGTTCAGAGACTACTTATTATCAAAGCAATGATATTTTTACACCTGAGCAAAGAATTTTTAAATTTAGATTACAATACACGCAAGATCGTTTAAATCCTGAACAGATAGCTTGCTAAAAACGGAGAAAGAAAAATGGCTTATAATTTAGCTAAAAAAGTATTGGTTTTTAAAAAGGAGTCTGTTGCAGGAACTCCCGAAGCCTTAACAGACTCAGACTTTGATGTTAGAGCAAGAGAAGTGGAAATGACTCCCGATATTCAAGGGGGCGATGAAGATTCTAAATATGTCACAGGTGATTATGGTGAAGATGTAGCTATTAGTGGTATTCAAGGTGCTTCTATTACCACTATGACTAAGATGGCAACAGGTTCAGCTATTGATCAGCCTCCTAAGTGGGAAAAGCTAGCTTATGGATGTGGCTTGGTAGGTCAATCTTATGCAGGTACAGGCTATGGTTGGCAACCTTTACAGCAGGGCGATAAGCAAACCTTAACAATGCAGAAAATAGAAATCTCAGACGATGGCACTCCTGTTGGTTTAGCTTCTAGCTTTGCGGGTGTTATGGGTAACTTAACTATTGGTGCTGAGAATGTTGGTGCTCCTTTAAAGCTTAGTTATGAGCTAAAAGGCAAGTTCTCAGGCATCTCAGATGTTGCAAATGGTTCTATTCCTGTTTTGACTTCACCTGATGCTACTATTTCTAGCAAGTTTATGAACGGAACTGCTACTATTTGGGGGCAAGAGCTTTGTGTTCAATCTTTTAATTTTAATCTTGGCAATACTATTGAGTATTTACCTTGTCCTAGTGAATCCACAGGTATCTTATATAGTTCAATCGTTAATAGACAGCCTAGGCTAACTATGACTTTGATTACTCCACCTGCATCTATTCTGAATCCATTTGCAGAGATTACCACAGAGCAAGAGGATGCTATTTTGTTACAAGCAGGTGATTTTACTCTAGAGATCCCAAGAGGACAAATTTTGTCATATACTGAAACTGACCTAAACGGCAGAATGGGGTATGAGCTAACAATCAAATGTAATAGAAACGCAGGAGCAGATCCATCTCTAGCAGATGAGTCTACATTTAGACTATTACTAGGATCAGACTCTTAAACAAACAGCCACCTGTAATGGGTGGCATTTTTACTAAAAAGGCAAACAATGGAAAAAGAAATAATCGTTTTAAAGCCCTCTAAGGACTCTTATAAGTTTCTCCCTATGACTAGCTCATTTGTTGATAATTATGAGCCTGAGGAGATGCCCGAGGACATAAGACCTACATTTAAACTAAAACCTCTTACTATTTCAGCTAAGAGAGATCTTTTAAAGATTCAAACAGCTTTGACTATTCTATCTGAAAAGATGGTTCACAAGGCTATTGAAACCAAGCAAGATGATAAGGACATAGATGCTATCATTGATTCTTTAGACCAATTTAACGACCTAAACAAAGCAAATGAGAAACTAGTAGATATTGCTAGAAAGTTTGTTAAGGGTTGGACAAATTTTAAAGATATTGATGGCAACGAGTTCGAGTTTAAAGAAGATTCAGAGGGTTTTTTAAGGTTGGATTGTTTCTTAGATATACCTGTTCCTTTGCAGTCTTTGATCATTAATCGAATTACAGAGATCAGCAATTTAAACGAGAGCGAGCAGTTAGGTTTAAAGTGATAGGGGGGTATCATAGTGGTGCTATAAATGTGAATTCTGATCGAGATATAGATTATGACAAAGACAATTTAGACCTTATGATCCCCCTGTTTATCGAAGAGCAAGAAAAAGCTATTTTTGAATATTATGAGAGTCCTAGAAAGTTTATACCTGATAATGTTCTAGAGTTCATAGAAGAGTATGAGTTTTACAAAACCTTTGGCGGTTCGCTTTCTTTTGGTGAATGTTCATCAAGGTTCATAGAAGCAAAAAAGATTTATGAGTCAAGTTTAAACCATTGGTCAAGACCTGATTCAAATAATGGAGGTTACAGCTAATGGCAGATATAGTAGCGAGAGCGGTCTTAGTTGATAAAATGAGCGATAAGCTCAAAAATATTAGAGATAACTACGACAAAACCTCAAAGGGAATAAAGAAGGATTCAGGTGTAATAAACAAGAGTTTTGAAGACGCTAAAAAGCAAGCTAAACTTTTAAAAGCGAGTTTTGCAGGTTTTGCAGTACTTGGCTTGGGTGCTTTTGCCAAATCAATTATTACTGCATCTTCTGAAATGGAGAATTTAGAAACAAAGTTCAAGGTTCTATTAGGAAGTACAGAAAATGCCAAAGCTAGAATGCAGGAGCTTTCTAAGTTTGCTCAGACTACGCCTTTTCAACTTACAGAGGTCGCAGGTGCTTCAAGGGTTTTACAGACTCTAGGAGGAACTGCATTAGCCACGGGTGATAGCTTGCGTATGGTGGGCGATGCTTCTGCTATATCAGGTGAAAGCTTTGAAAATTTAGCCGTTCATATTGGTAGAGCTTATTCAGGTTTACAAGCAAATAGACCAATAGGTGAGTCAATGGCTAGACTTACAGAGCTAGGCTTGGTTACGGGTCAAACAAGAACGCAAATAGAAAAGTTACAGCAAGCAGGTAAAGGCAAAGACGCTTGGAAGTTACTCCAAACTGAACTTATGAAAACTAAGGGAGGTATGAAAGAACTAAGCTCTACCTTTGGTGGTTTATCATCTACCTTAAAAGATCAGTTCCAAACTGCACTTAGACAAATAGGCTCGACAGGATTCTTTGATAATATGAAGTCAGGCTTAAAGAGCTTGGTGGATGCTATGAATTCTTGGATTGACTCAGGTGTATTTCTCAGGATTGGTGAGGGTTGGAACTATCTAAAATACGGCTTTAAAGGAATGAGTCAAGTAGTGATTTTAGGTTTTCAGCGTATCGGTGAAGCTTCCATTAAAATGCTAAGAAATTTAGTTAATAGCGTTGGTGGTTTCTTAGATGGACTACCACCTTCAATAGTTCCCGATGGTTGGTTATCGGGTTTAGCTAATGTAAGGGATAATCTAGATAAGATGTATAAAGATGCTCAAGATGGTGCAGATGATATGCAGATAAACGCTCTAGACAATTTAAGCAAGATGCAAGGTGCTTGGGATATTGTAGTAGGTAATATTAAGCCTAAGATCAAAGAGTATAAAGAAGAAGTTAAAAAAGTACCCGAAGCCACCACAGAAATGACAGAGAAGCAGAAAAAGGCTTACGCAAAAGCTTTGCAGTCAGATTCAGATTTTTATTCTCAGTTATCCCAAAGAATGAGAGACGCAGAACAGCAAGTAACTCTAGATTTAATGAATGAAGAAGATAGACGCAGAGAAGAACTTAGAATTAAGCAAGAGGATAGAATCAATTTACTAGGTGAAACTAATGATGTGATTTTGCTTAACAAAAAAGAGACTGCACAGCTAGAAACTGAGATAGAAGAAAAGAGACTAGCAAAACAGCAAGAGCTAGCAGAGAAAGAACGAAACATTCAGATGGCTAGATTGAGCTTATATCAAACTATTGCAAGCTCTATTAGTACAATATCAAGAAACGCTTTAGGAAGCTCTAAGAAGAACGCCAAGGCAAGAAAAGGAATAGCACTAGCAGAAGCTATTGTAAATACATCTTTAGGTATTACAAAAGCTCTATCTAGCTCCGCTCCACCTCTTAACTTGATTAATGCAGGAGTGGTTTCTGCACAGGGTCTAGCTCAAGTTTCAACTATTGCAAGTCAGAAGTTTGCAAGTGGGGGTATTGTAAAAGGCTCTAATCTATCAGATGTAGGTGATAGAACTCTAGTGCGAGTAAATGCAGGTGAGGGCATCTTTACCAAAGATCAGATGAAGGCTCTAGGCGAAAGGCAATCTATTAACATAGCTCCTAATATCACTATAAACGGAAATGCTGACCAAGGTGCTATAAATCAGATGAACAGAGGGCTTCAAAAGTTCTCAGATACTATTTTAGAAGCTATCAGAGGTGGAGAGCTTGATCTTGTAAATGAACTTAACCTAGTGACTCAGTAATATGTGGACTTTAAGAAATTCTCAGGGCGATTTATTCAATTTTGATTACATAGAAGAAGGCTTTACTTCTAAAATCGAGTTTGCATCTTATTCTATTGATACAGAAGGTGGCTTAGTCGAGTTTTTCGATGATGGTGCAGTGTATGATAAGATCAGTGCGATATTTACAGCCATTTTTGACCAAGCCAAGCTAACAGAGTTAGAAAACTTCTATAACATAGATAGAGATGGAGACTTTACCCTTCTCACCAATGGAGCAAGGGGATTTAGCCTTTTTTCTCCTGCCTTTGGTGATGAAGGGGATTTTCTTTTTAAGATCAAGTCTTTACA